CGAGTCCGATGGTGAGCGGTCATTCTCGACCGTTTACGGCTTCACCGAGATTCTGCCTGGTCAGATTCGCACGGAGAAGATAGCGACACCCGACGGTAGTGCGTACTTCGACCTTGTTTCGGGGGTGATAGCCTCCCGAAACATCCGTTTCGTCTACCCTGATGGTAGCGAACACACGCACCCAGACACCTACATATACAAGGCTATCAAGGAGGGTAGTACAGAGGTGCAGGGGGGGCTTGTGCTAGCCTCTATCCTTGGGGCTAAGGACGGTCAGGGCAACGTACGATCCTTCTTGTCGGGAGACTTCTCGCTACCTGCTTTCTCCGCTGGCGTTACGGGGTGGGGGACACCCCAGCGCAAGGCCACCACGGAGATTAACCACGATGGTACGGGGCATATAGGCAACATGCACATAGAGCAGGGTGGTAGCGTCATCGTCTTCAATGGGGAAGAGGGCGGTCGTGACGACGTGCGTATAGGGGGTGCTCAAACACCGCTCAAGGACTTGTTAAGCAGCTCATTCCAAGACAGTGCAAGCACAAAGAACGTGCAACGAGAGGAGGTGACGCAGAACTCCTTCGATAAGGAGGTTAGGCAGGTGGAGATCTTCCGTGTAGGCTTCAACGTGCAAAACGATGGGTCAATGATCCAGTTTGAGCTGCCATGGAACATCTCCGTACGCCACGAGAACTCGCAGTACCACAAGATAACCTCCTATGCAACGATCATCCTTCGCATCACCGATAGTAAAGGGGCTATAGTGTACGAATTCACTGAGTACCTTAGGAGTGGGGCTATGCAGGGGTATATGCCAAGCCAGATTAACTACCCAATGCAGGCGGACAAGAGAGGACTAGCCGCTGGACTATACGTTTTTAGCTTGGTCGCCAACGTCAGCACGGTATTGGATGAGGGGGAAAATGGCTACGCAGGAAGCCCAGCGGTAACCACGTTTACCAGCCAGCCGTTCACGCTCAAGTACAAGGTTTCTGGGAGAAACGACAATGTGCGGGAGGTCGTGTTTGGCAAGTTTGGACTCAGCGCCTTCTACGGACATAAACAGCTGTTTTACCTGCAGAACAGTGCAAAGGAAGGGTCGCCGTTCCTGACGATCCGTGGTAAAATAGACATACCAGGCGTGCTCTTCTCGGGCGACTTTTGGCCATCTGACCAGAATGGCGGTAACGTATGGTCAGAGGGTAGTTATGGGGCTCTCTTCCCTAACGGGATCTATTGCGAGCGTGTGGGAGTAGGTCAATACAAGATCAAGCACAATATGGGGAGATTCAATTACACCGTGCAGGTGTGCCCAATATACAGAACGGGGTATGAGCCCAGCAACGACGTCATGGCTAGAGTAGAGTTCAAGGGAGAAAACTCGTTCAATGTAGTCACAGGAGTAGGCAACGACAAAAATAACTATGTGCCCTTCTCCGTGCTCATCATAGGCGCAAACTACAAGGAGTAGATTATATAACCAAACCAACTTAATTATTTCTTAACAATGAGTAACGTGTATTATGTGTGGAAGGTACTTTGTACGCTCTTCGGCAGTGTTATTGGCTATCTTCTAGCCAAGCTAGAACCTACCTTCCCACTGGCGAGTGTGGCGATCTTGTTCATCTTGTACGATGCCTACACGGCATACAAACTTAGCAAGCGTGTACACAAGCAGTACCCCGAGGACTCTAAGGGAGACGGGAAGTTTACGAGCTTTGCCTTCGGTAAGACCGTGCGGGTGACTATTCCGACTAGGCTCGCTCTAATCTTCCTTGCCTATCTAGTGGAGCACTTCGTCTTTAACCACAGCTTCGTACCTCTGGCTATGATGATCACTGGGGCTATCTGCTTTGAGCAGTTTGTCTCGATCCTTGAGAATGAGAGTTCTTGCCGATCGGGAAAGGATGGGCGGTTTTGGAAGATGCTTAGACGTGTGCTGATCGATAAGACGGAGAGACACCTAGGTATCACCCTCGACGAACTCAAGGAGCGTGAAGAAGCGAACAAACTAGAAACGGGAGGTAGCGATGAACACTGATCATAAGTACTTTACGATGCCAGAGTTGGTGCGTAGCCGAACGGCGGAGACGCACAAGCCAAAGCCAATAGACAACACTCCGCCCGAATATCTACTGCCTAACCTGCACCGACTGATGGACTACCTAGACCTCATACGGGAGGCATACGGGGAGCCTATACGGGTGTCCTCGGGGTATCGATGTGATGACCTAAACCGTGCTGTTGGCGGTGCGTCAAATAGCCAGCACAAGCAGGGTCTCGCCGCTGACCTAGTAGTGCCAGACCTAGATAGGCTCTTTGGCGTTATCCGAAAGCTAGGAGGCTTCGACCAGCTCATAGATGAGCGACCCGGTGGTGGGCGTAGGTGGGTGCATGTGTCTATCGCCCCAGAGGGAGGCAAACCTCGAGGAGAAATACTTCTGTACAACGGTCGGGGATATAAGCATATCAAGTAACAAGGCGGATGGTAGGAGGAAAATCGGGATTTCCGATTTTCCTCTCCGTCCGACCAAAGCATAGAAGATTATGGGATGTGCAAGTAAGATGCGGGGAAACGCCCCGAGGGTAAGGATAGGGACTGATACCATCTTTTCTATTGCGCTATACAGGCACGACGGAGAGCTCGGTACGAGCCCTGACCCAAACATGGAAGATATTATCGACCCAAACGACCTAGCAGGCATCAAGGCCGAGGTTTGCACGGAGTTTGGCGGCACAGAGGGCGTGGACGTCAATATCGATGGGAAGCTCATCAAGTTGGAGGTCACAAAGGAGATGACAGAGCGATTGGGCTTAGGGTGTTATAAGGTTCGCTTTCAAGTTCGTGAGCTAGATTCTCGCTTCTCCGATGGCTACAGGGATGTGACTCTGCTGTCAGAGTTGTGTCGTGTTGTTCCTGATGGGGCGGATGCAGGACTATCTCATGGTAATATCTCCGTTGTTATTGCCAACCTAGCGGAAGGTAAGAGCGCCTACCAGCACTACCTAGACACCACAACGGACACCCCAAAGAAGACGCTCCAAGAGTGGCTAGCCAGCTTTAAGGGGGAGAAGGGGGATAGTGCCTACCAGAGCTACCTGAATACGACCACCGACAATCCGAAAATGACAGAAGAAGAATGGGCGGCCGGTGGGTGGCTCGTTGTGCTCGAAATGTTGAAGAAATTAAGAAAGTCAAGGAGATGAATACACCAAAAGCTGTAGCAGAGGAGCTGCTGGCACTTATGCGAGATAAGGAGGAGATAAGGATTGCCCTAGTAGAAAATTGGGAGCATCCGTGGCTGAAGAAGACGGGCTTGAGGACTACCCGAGCAAAATACGGGTTCTGAAGCCGGCACGCCTAAAAATCTTTAAGGATCAACAATTCTACCAGTTTAGAGATGAGGTGCTTCCTGATATGGAGGTGGACGAAGGGTATACAGCCGCTAATCTATCGTGGGTATTTGGAAGATGCCCTAACCTAGTACAAGTACCGTCCATAGATGGAGTTGAGCGGGCTGTGAACTTAGAGAGCTTCATCCAAGAGAGTGTGAAGGTCAAAAAACTCACACTACCAGATCTTCCTAACTTGACGAGCATGCGAAGTTTTGCACATAAGGCGAGTTCGTTAGAGTCTGTGGTTGTTGGAGCAATGCCACAGAATGCTTCGCTATTCTACTCCTTCGCAGAATGTGCTTCTCTTAGATCTATAACTATTGGCGATGTATCCAAGGTTACAGATGTATTCGCGGCGTTTTATGCGTGCACAAAACTCCAGAGGGTAAAGCTATCTCTTGGAGGTGGCATGATAAGCAACGCGCAGTATCTTTTTGATGGGTGTGCGATGCTAGAGGAAGTAGAGGGCGTCATTGACTTGTCAGTAGCTACTAACATTTCAAATCTCATCACAAGATGTCCGAACCTCCGAGAGATACGGTTAAAGGGAGTTGGGCGCGATCTCATAGCGTTTGAGAGTGTATCACTCTCCCTAGAGAGTGTACGCTACCTCATCAATGAGGCTAAGAGCGTAACCTCTGGAACGACAATGTACCTACCACAGAAGCTGGTAGACGATCACGAGGAAGAGATGGTCGAACTTGGAGAAGTCGCAAGCTCCAAGGGCTGGACGATCAACTATAGGTAGTTTAACGTTTTTAATCTTATCGTTATGGGAAAATCAGTAAGGATCAAAGCCCCCGAGGGGAAGATGGTAGTTAGCCGTGTGCGCAAGACGATCGGGCGACTTGTTCGCACGCCGAAGGAAGACGCACATCTGTATGAGATCATGGACGAGGACGAGGCCTACGCCCTAGATAGGGAGTGGCATCCCGAGTTCTACGGGCTACCGCCCAAGGAGTCTCCGAAGGAGCCAGACCCTAAGCCTATTCCTCCAAGTGAGGGTAGAGCTGGAGGGAGCGGCGCAGACTTCGTGGACAAGGTGCGGGAGAAGCTGAATGGCAAGTAATGTATCATTTAATGTATCATTTAGTGTATCATGAGTTTCAAGGATAAAGACGGGGTGACGAGGTGTATGGTAGTAGGTGTGATAATCATCACCCTACTACTCATCTTGATTGGGTGTGGGGCGCGGCGGAAAACGCTCCCCAGCCAGAGCGAGGTGAGGCGTGACAGCATCTACACCAAGGTAGCAGAGAGGACAGTGTACAAGCGTGACACGGTGCGTATCCATGTGCCCCAGCAGGTTGCGGTGGCTCAAGTCAAGGATAGCACGAGTAGGCTCGAGAACGATTGGGCGGTCAGCACGGCGCACGTCTACCGAGATGGTACGCTACGGCACACCCTAGAGACCAAGGCGGGGACACGACCGATAGAGACGGAGACCCCTATTGTTTATCGAGATAGTATAGCTTACCGAGACCGAGAGGTTGAAAAGGAGGTGACGAAGGAGGTGGAGAAGCCCCTCGGCAAGTGGCAAAAGCGACAGATAGCAGGCTTTTGGGTGCTCGCCGTAGCGGTGCTTGGCTACGTAGGTATCAAGACCCGCAGGATGTGGCTACCGCTACTGCGGGGGCTTATATAGTGACACTGTACGGATGAATTTAACCATTTGGTTAAATGGAAATGTATGCTTACCTTTGTTCGGATTTTTCATTAAGCAGATATAGCGACGGATGCGCGGGAGCGCCTAAGCGCAGGGTTTTAGAAGGTATATAGATGTGAGAGAGAGGCCTCGGCGTGAATAGCGTCGAGGCCTTGATCTTTACCATATCGCTGGTATTAATGAAATGGTTTACCCATGAATCCATGGGTAGCACACGACGACGCCTCCCCTATCAGAGCTAGCAGATGCGGAACAACTGGAGCAACATCTAAGTGCAAAGATACGTCACTCTCCCCCGAGGATAGAGGGTATCGACGACACGGCCTCCTGCTTGCTCTTATCTAAGACCTTTGCGTATATCTGTGTCGTCGACAGGAAGCGATGCCCGAGGAGCTTGCTCACGGTATAAATATCAGTACCGAGGTCGAGCATCATCGTCGCAAATGTGTGGCGCGCGCAGTGAAAAGTAATGTCCTTTGCGATGCCCGCATGTGCCACCCATAGACGTATGGCGTTGTTAGTGCAGTTCGCCGTATGGACGTCGGGGAAGACGAGCGCGTCGGGGCGTCCTCGCTCCCCCATCAGCTCGACAGCCTCGGGTGTAATGTCGAGGTACTCCTGCCCCCGCGTCTTCTTTTGCCGAAAGATGATGCGCGTATAATCACCGTGCGTGTGTACGTCTCCCCACGTTAGGCGCGTTATGTCCGATCGGCGCAGCCCCGTGAGGCACGAGAAGAGGAAGGCGGCCTTAATGCCTGGGTACGTGCATTCGGTCTGCGCGAGCAGTCGCACCTCGTCGAGGGTGAGATACATACGCGTCGCCTCCTCCTCCTTTATGCCGTCTACTGCCTTGGCGGGGTTGCTCGCTATCAGCCCCTCCTCGTGGGCTTGACGAAGGCACGCGCGGAGCTTGTTGAAGTACGATACTTGGCTATTAATTGCGAGTGGTTTGTCATCTATGCGCTTGCGAAAATTCCCCGACCACGCGCGGGCGTCGTGGCGGAGGAACTCACGGAAGCCCAGCACCCAGTCGGTCGTAATCTCGTGGAGTTTTATACTCTCCCGTCGTTCGTACTGGCGCAGATGGTGAAGCGCCGAGCGCCAGTTGTTCCAGTTGCCCTTGCTCTCGTCGCCGTGGCGTTGCTCGACGAGTGAGCAGTAGTAGTCGAAGAAGCGCGTCTTGGGCTTTGCCGTGGCGAAGCCGTAGACGCCGTTACGTAGTTCGAGTAGTCGCTTCGCTCGGATAGCCTCGGCGAGTTGTAACGTCTCGCGGTTGGTTTCTTTGTCGGCTCGTGTGCGCTCGGCGACGAGATAGAGCTTTAGGTACTCATATTGCCGCGACCCCTCGTGGTAGATGTCGAGGTATAGCGATATGCGCCCCGAGGGGGTGGTGCGCCGACGCAGGCGCACGGGATCTTTAGAGGTAGCCATAGATTTGTTGCTCGTTGTTGCTTAGTGGATCTCGAGCAACAAAGTAACAACAAATCTACGACAAATAGAACACAAGCGACGGCAAAATAACGACCCCGATACACGATATGGAGGCCTGCTATTTAAGTGCGTCGCCTTGATGTCGCTTGTCGTACGATTGTCGTCGCTTGCTATCCACGAATTACCCGCTACTTGCCGATGCAGAAGTGGGCAAAGATGGAGTGGAGGACAGTGTCGCTCGTGATCTCTTGGCCAGTCACTTCGCCGATGGCGG